TCTTAAACATAGGTCGTAAACACAGTGTGATATAAGTTTTCCGAAACAAAACAGCGGTCGTAGGCGCATTTCGGCAATACGCTTACGGCCGCTTTCAGTTTCGAGTCGGGGTCGTTATCCATCACCGTCACCGTATAATGGGGGCGCTGGATATAAACTCCGTTATTGGCGTGCTCATTCCGGATACCGCTTTCGCTGTACACGATACAGGGGTATTTCAGCTTGTATCCGGCAGGCGGCTGAAAGTAGAGGTTCTCTTTCCCGGTCGCCTCCCGCAGTACCTTCCGCAGCAAAGCGTCAAGCTTCAGGCGTGCTTCCATTCCAGATTCCTCCTAAGGTCAGCACCAGTCTTGGGTACTGCACCTTCACATTCGTGATCTTCCAGTGCTGCCCGCAAAACGTGGCATATCGCATGGCGTAAAGGTTGTTTTGTGCAAATGGGTCGGCTACAACGCTCAGTTGGTTTCCCACTGTAACATCCTCATTGATCTTGTCGCTCCCCTGCATCAGCCGCCCAAACTCCAGCACGTCGCCGTAATAGCTCCGTTCCACGATCCGCTCTGCGAATACGCTGGGGGCCGATTCTTCCGTATCCTGCGCAAACCCGATCTTCCCGCTCCATTTCATAGTAGATCCTCCCTAAGGAACCCGAGTTGGGGTGCCCAGCAGCCGCTTCACTGTCGATCGCGTCTCGCTGACCCCGGCCAGTTCCTCACTTCGCTGTTTCCGCCACTGGCGGCGCTCAGTTCGTCACCATTTTGAATTTTGTACGGCAGGTCAGTTTGCTATTACTAACTCGATGACCTGCTTTTACTCCGCTGCCACGGTGCAGGTCGTAGCGGTAGTGCCGTCATACACCACCACACCGGCAGCCAGCAGAGCGATAGGCAGGTAGATCTTAGCGCCGTCCACGATCATCAGGCGGCCCAGCTTAAAGGCCTTCTCCACGTCATCCTTCTTCGCCTGGGTCTTGTGTGCCTCGTCCTCGTACAGCTTCTTGTCGGTGTGCAGGTAGGCAACATAGTTGGCCACATGCAGATCATGACCGGTCTCGTAGTAAGGTTTCAGCATTATAGTTCCTTTCCGCCTGCCCTTTGTCGCAGGGCTCGGCATTTCATGTGATACAAAACCTCTCTCGTCTTATAGGAAGCTTAACCGCCCTGCCAATGGCTCCACTAATAGGGGGAGCTGGCGAGCGGAGCGAGACTGAGAGGTTTAGGCAGCCCACTCAACAGCAATGGCGCTGTACGGGGTGGTCAGTGCGCCGGAGCAGCGGGTCTCGATCAGGTACTTCATGGCGTTGAAGTCGATGTCGAAGTCGTCGAACATGGAGACAGCACCACCCTTGTCTGCACCGACCGTGTAGTCGGAGAGGTTGACGATGATGCCGAACAGGTCGCCGCCCTTGGCACCCTTCATGCCTTCCATCTGAGGCACAGTCACGATGTTGGAGACACGCAGCTTGCGGGCCAGCGCAGCCTCGTCGGCATACAGAGCGTGGCCGATGGTGTCCTCCAGCAGGAGCATCTCGGTCAGGGCATCCTCGGTGGTGAACAGGGTGGGGGTGCCGGCACCCTTGTACTCCTTGCGGGAGCGCAGGATGCTCTTGATGGCGGCCTTGTACTTGTCCTCCACGGCAGTCAGACCGGTAGTGGACACCTGCACCTTGATGGTAAACAGGTCTGCGTCGTTGAACACCGGGCGGATGCAGTTCTCGTCCACCTTGTCCTCGCTGGCAGCGGGGCGGCCGTCACCGATCAGGATGGCACGGGCGATCTCCTCATTCAGCTTCAGGCGCATCTCGCTCTTCAGCCATGCGATGACGTCGAAGCTGGTGATGTCGATGACGTCGTCGCGGTCCATCTTCTGCTTCTTGTAGACGGTGGTGGGGCTGGTGGAGCGGCGCAGCAGGCCGAACACCTGTTCCTTCTTGTAGTTGCCCTTGATGTAACCCTTGGCCCGTGCATCCTCCTCGGTCAGGTCAGCGAACATGCTCTTGAAGCGGCTGAAGGGGATGTGATGCACAGCGCTCATCACCTTGCCGACCCAGGTCTGGTCCTTGTCGATGATGCGGGGCGGGTTGTCCAGCACCTTGTCGTCGGGGAACAGCCACTCCACGTTGTCGATGCCGTGGCTCAGGTAGGCCAGCTCCTCACCGGTGATGTCCGAGTTCTCGAAAGCCGCCTTCATGGTGCCGCTGCTCTTGGCACCCTTGATAACAGCGTTGATGTCGCCGATGCTGTGCTTCAGCACGGTCTCGGTGGTATCCTTGTCAAACACATTCTGCTTCACGGTCGTATCCTCCTTACCGTCATCGTCCTTTTCACTGGCCGCAACAGAACCAATGATTGCGTATACTACTTTTTTCTGCTTCTCCGTCAGGGTGTTGAACACATCCGCGACGGTCTCTTCTTGGCTCATGTTCTTTTCGTCCGCCATTTTGGCTTCCTCCTGTGTTGCTTTGTCGTCGGTCACGGCATTGCCGCTGTCCGCACTGTGTGTAAGGTCTTCAAGCGGGTTGCCCTCGGGGTCCATGCCATGGGTCAGGCTCAGGCCGTCCTCGTTATAGATAAAGGCCTCGCCGCCCTCGTAATCCTCATCGGCGCTGTGCTTTACCACCTCGTCGATGAGCGCACCCGGGTTGCAGCCTGCCAGTACGAGGCTCACTTCCCGGATAAAGCCGTGTTTCACGGTCTTACCCACCTTCTGCAGACCGTTGGCATAGATGGAAAAAGCGCTCAGGTCGCCGTTCTCCACGCAAGCCTTAGCCGTCCGGCCGGTGTCCGTATCGTTGAACTTGGCGTAGCAGTATACGCCCTGGGGCCGGTTCTTCAGCAGACAGTGGCCGATGACATTGTCCACGCTCGAGTGATCGTGGTTGTACACCATCGGAACGGTCTTGCCGTCGCACTCCTTAAAGGCGTCCGGCGCGATGGTCAGTCCATCGTAACAGCGGGTGTTGGCCTTCGTGGCCCATCCGCTGCAATCGTAATCGATAGCCATTTTGAAATTCAGCATCTCCTTTCCAAAGTTTTCATGTTCCTTACTCCGACAGCGCTCTGCCCACAGCCTCTCTGCCTCTCGTCAGCATCCTCTACTGCTCTGAGACCGCTTCGTTAGACTGGCTGATGTTCGCATTCCGCAGCTCATCCGCCTTCGGGTCCTTCGAAGGCTTCATGCCGATGGCCTGCCGCATCTCGTTCGAGGTCATGATCTCGTTGCGGGTAAACTTGTCTGCGATCTCTGCCACAGCCGACACCGGCGTCAGCTTGAACGGGTCGCGGAAGAACAGCACGCTCTCGCTCTTTTCGTCTCGCTGCTCTTTCGTCAGGAACTTCCGTTTGAACTCATCCACGGCGGCCGCCACGATGGGCTCGATGGTACGGTTCTCATAGTTGGTCATCACCTTGTCGTCCGCAGTGCCGTTCATGATCTCCGGTGTGATACCCAACTGGCTGTATGCCATGTTGGTCAGGTATTCCACACTCTTCAGAACATTGTTTTCCAGACTGCGGTTCAGCTGGGTGATGTGCTCCGTACCGTCCGTATAAGCCACACCGTACTTCGAGCCTGCCAGCTGGTCTTCGATCTCCTGCCGCCGCTGCAGGGCCTGCTGTTTGCGGGCCTCGCTCTTCACAACGTATGGCAGCTGGATGATGAGATCAAGCTTCCCGGCTCCAACCTGCTCGTCGATGACATCCATGAGGTGGAGCTTCCGGGTCAGCTGCTGAATGGTGCCATTGGGCTCGTTCATCACGGCGTAGAAGGGGTTCTCGATCAGGGCCACCCGGTCCTTCGGCAGAGTCACCTCTTCCTTCTGTCCTGTCTTCTCGTTGTAGAGCTCTACCCGCACGTCGGCAGGGTACCACTCCTTCACCTTGCCCACCCGCATGGACTGGATGTCCATTTCGCCGGTCGCTTCATTCAGTTCCACGTCAACCGGCACCACGGCGATGACGCCCTCATCCAGCATGGATAGGAACATGTCGAACCGCATCCCCCGTCCGGTCTGGTCAATGTTGGCTGAAAGGTTCAGACAAGAATTAAGGCCCGACGAAATGGTTTCGCTGTAGCGTCCGTTTTCGTCGAGCCTTACGTGATTGATGGTAATGGCCGCAGCATCCATGGCGATTCGGGTATAGATGGCCGAAATGATGGTGCGGTCGCTTGTCCGGGTCATCCGCACCCGGTCGGGGCGGTAACTGTATCCGCCGCCATAGTAGATCTTCCCGGGAGGGTCCCGGTTCGTAAAAGCGTTCCACGCCCTCTTCAGGCGGGAGCCAAAAGTTTGCGCCATTTTATTTTTCCTTCCAAAAAGCGTCAGCAGATAAATCGGTGCGTCAATGCTCACTTAAACATCTGATTAACTTTATATCTTGTATATTCAAGTTGCGCACGACTTTGAAGTTCAGAAACCTTACGCCCCATGCACCTTCATCGTAGTGTATAATGCGCCGCTCACAACGGCATTTTTGAAGTTGTCAGAACTAACAATATTCTTACCGAGTTTCATAACGGCAGAGCCATTGTTATAGAGATTTATTATCGTCCCAAATGCTGTTGCGGCAGCTGCCGCAATTTTAACGGCTTTCTGGATCTTGCCAGGACTAGCCGTGAGGTGTTCGTACTGTTGTTCTTTTTGCAGTCGATTGATACGGGAGTTAAGTTCGCTGTCACTCATCTCTCTGACACTCTTTTTGGTATGAACACGCGTGTAATCATCGTGGTCCTGAATATACCGCTTTTTCCCTTCGGCCGTTAAAGTTCCGTCCTTGTTCTGATAACGCCGCACGCCCCACTTCATCCCTTTGACACCCCAATGATAGAGTTCATCTTTGTAAACCTGCATCTTTTTACCCCTTTTCTACGATTTACAACATTTATCTCCTGTGCTATACTCTTCTAAACTAGCATTTTGACAAGGAGAAGTTGTCTATGGAAACTGTTATTTGTCCTAATTGTGGTTCGCTCATCAGTATTCCTAAAACCATGCCCGTCAGTGTCACCTGTAAAAAATGCAGTGAGTCATTTGGCGTTGAATATGATTATGCCGAAGTTGGATTTTTTGGAAAAATCAAGATGAAATACAACGATTTTTCGGTAAAACATCCTAAAATCATAAAAATGGCAAAAGTCGTAAGTGCTATTGTAGTTGTTGCCGGAGCAGCTTATCTACTCCATCGGCCAGATGAAAACACCGTGGCTATAGACTCTACTGCTTCGTCTACTCCAGAAGAGCCGAGTGTTCCAGCTTCAACGGGAGGAGACAACTGTGATGACTATGACTGCGACGAGGAAGACGATTATTCCCTTAATGGTTGCTGTCGAACGTGCGGTGCATCTCTTGATGACGCTTTCTATACCATGCCATGGGAAGATGACGATAATGAATATGGTTACTGGACTTGCCGCAGATGTCACGCAAGAAATTATGATTGGGACAGCGGTGATGATTGATCACTCAAATGCATCCCTGTTCTCCTTCCACGCTACATAGGCGTCCATCATGGCGGCCACGGCGTCGATTTTCTGGTCCTGCCTCTGCTTGTAGAGCTTCCGGTTTCCATTCGTGTCCACCAGTGCCACGCAGTTCCCCATGGCAAACTGCATCAGCTTTTCGTCGAAGATGAGCTTCCGCTGCTCGCTTAGCTTCTTTAAGTCGCCAAGCGGCACGCTTTCCGTCCGCGCGCCCTGAATGACCTTGGTGATGCCGAAGTTGCCGTTCTCGGTCGCCCACCTCTCCACGAAATCCTTTGCGTTGTATGGGTCATACCCGAAGGCCCGGATGTCGTATTCGTTCTGCTGGATAAAGGCGTCAAGGTCGTCGTATACCTGCATCATGTCGAGGATGGTTCCGTCAAAGACGAACAGCGTCCCCTCCTGCATGAACTCCTCATACTGTTGCCGCCTGGAGATGGGCAGCTGACTTAGGGTGTAGCTGGTAATGTAGTCCCGCGTCTTCACCCCGAAATATCCGTTGGAAAGCGGAAACAGGAACGTAAAGGCGCAGAAGTCGTCGCCCCGGCTCAGGTCAGCTCCCATAGAGCATGGCATCTGCCAGAAATCACGGTGCCGATGACACAGCGTCTCCTCGTACGAGAAGAAATAGGTATACCCCTCCATGGGCAGGTTGAAGCGCTTTGCCAGAATATCATTCCGGGAGCTTGGCGATTTCTCTGCGCGCTCCACGTCCAGCTGGTAGGTCTCGTAGGTCACGGTCTTTCCGAGGTTCGGGTTCGCCTTCAGCCACATCTCTGGTTTGCCGACTTCGTCAATAGAGTCCAGTTTGTAGTACCAGATGGAGACGTGGGGATTGATGTATTCTCCCTTCAGGATCTGCATCAATTCCATTTTGATGTCGTCACCGCATCCATTTCGTACCGTACCCTCAGAGCTGGCCGCCACAATGAGATAGTTCTCGTTCTTGGCTGCACCCTGCTCGATGGCACCGATTGGGTCTTCCCGGATGTCGCAACTCAGCCATTCGTCCACTGTGGCCACCATGTCTCGACGGCCTTGGAGCTTCTCAATGGTCATAGGCCGCACCTCCAGCAGGCTGTTGGAGACAAAGTTCTCGATGCCCTTCTTTGTGCTGGCCAGCTTCACCCGATCCACCTTCGACCCAGTGGTATTCTGCAGGCTCCCTTCGGTCATAAACTTCAGCACAGGCCCCTTGGCCCGGGCCAGAGCAGTCCGCAGCGGAGCCAGCACTTCCTCTGCCTGGTTCATGGTGGGGGCAGTGGTCACCTGTCGGGTCGTGGTGGTATACGCCACCAGAAAGTACGCCTGAAGAAACTCCAGATACATGGTCTTCGCCGCTGCACGGGTGATGATCAGATACTGCTTTTGCACCAGACGCTTCTTGATCCTGCGGGTCTCGTAGTGGCCTCCGCCGTGCTCATGAGGCACATACACGCTTCGTTCCACAAAGTAGTACCAGCCAAAGATCTCTTCGGCCCATAACTTAAAGCTGTCCAGAAGCTTCACGTCTCCGCCATCGGTCAGAGTCAGCTCATCCTCACAAAAAGCAATAAAACCGTTTACGGCTTTATCATCGTAGTAAATCCCCGGGTTTGCGATCAGGTCGTCGATCCGGTTCATCTCCATGCTGATCTCCCGACATACGGGGATCTCGCCACGCATTACGGCCTCCCGAAAACGGCCGTAGTAGATCGGCGTGGCCGTGTTCGAGAGCGCCATATTTCTAACCTCCTATTATAATAAGGTAGGAGCCCTTACTTTGGGCGGTAAAAGGGCTTGTCAAGGGTATAGAAACACGCTTCCATTTCAGGGCATTCGCAGGTCCCACACCGTGCGCAGTCTGTGCAAAAATCCTTCATCACCGCATCAAGCCATTGCTTTTTTACAGGTGTTTCAGTCAGTCGCTCGATCCACCGCTTTGTTACACTGCTGGCCATGTGTCGTCGTGCTCCACGTTCAGCCGCCACTCCATTTCAGCAGCGGCATTTTTCAGTGCGTCCAGGGTAGAGCTGCTTTGGGGCACATCAAAGCCCATCAGCCGCACCTTCATGGCGGCATATGCTTTCACGGCTGCCGCCTTAACCGGGTCGGCAATAAACTGGCTCCAAAGCTCCTCTTTTCCAGTAATGGCAAAGCCTTCTTTCGGCCCTACCCCCATCTGGGTCAGCACCATGAATACGCTGTTCAGATACATTACAATGTCTGCATCAAAGTCCTCGCATTCCTCGGCGATCCCCAGCAGCTTCTTTACGCTTGTCAGGATGCTGTCCATGTCACTCCTCCGTTAACGTGCAGTGTCCCCGTCCGCAATGCACTGGTTCTCCCACTTCTTATACACGTCAAGGTAGGTCTCCTTCTTGTCGCCATTGTGGGTGATCTCATAGTACATGCCGTCGGATACAGTGGTGCTCACAAGCGCCTTCCAGTTCTGCAAAGTCTTCGAGAACCATACGATGAACACATCCTCCATCGTCAGCTTCTTGCCGTCGGTCACGTCCACATGACTGTTGAAGTAGTCCACCACCAGCTGCTTTGCTCGGGTCATAAAGTCTCTCTGTTCCATTTTGATTCCTCCTCGACATCGCTGTCGCCACCCATAATGTAGCTCATCATGGCATAATACCAGTCCTTCTGAGCCCTCGCCAGCAGTTCCAGTTCGGCCAGATGGTGGGGCGCGCCGTCCTTCCCCATGGCCGCTTCTTTCTGTGCGGCAGCTTCAACAATCTCGGTCAGCTTCTGATGATCAATGGTGACCAGCCCGGATTTCAGAGCACTGTGGTTCTCCGCGCTGTCCGGGGTGATCTTCATCCCATCAAGCGTAATATCCCCGGCCCGTGTTGCCCGCACCTGCTGCCCATCCACATTTGCCGCCAGAGCATCGTCAAAGTCGAAACCTCTGTTCCGCGGTGCAGCCGTATGGCCCTGCTGGAGCCCGGCTTCCGAAATGCCCACATTCGCCCAGAGCAATGCCTCGTCCAGCTTGGTCGGTGCCAGGCTTCTCGAGCGGCTCGGTGCAAGGTGCTGAAGCATTGCCTCTGCCTCTTCCAGCTTCCGCCGAAAAAGGACACTGTATTCCGATTCCCGTTCGTCAAACTTTTTTCTCGCGTACATCTTATCACTCCATAACCTGTTCCCAGTCGTCGCAGCAGGTCACGTTCAGCATCATGCCAATGTCTTTGACCTTGCGGAAGTTGACCTCTTCGCCGTTTTCCTTGTGGATCAGAAGCTCCGTGCCGGAAATATGCCAGTAGGCGTCCTTCCAGCCCCGCCGTTTCACTTTGTGTCCATGCTTCATGGTAAGCCAAGCTGTCGTCCAGTTCATCCTATTTCCTCCAAGGGCAGGTATCCCCTGCTGTTCTATTGCCATCCGGTATCTTCGGCCCGTCCCCGGTGCCGTAATGGATGGCCTTGTGTGTCACAGCCGAAACGCAGATGGCATTTTCCGGGTCCAGCAGCTTTTCGCTGTGCCGGATCACATCTTCTTTCGTGATCGGATTCAAATGGTGGATGCTGATGCGCGGTCTCACCGGTCTGCCATCCCGCAGCACCCAATCCGTAATGGGATGGTCCGGGCACCCCAGATCACACCCCATGTCTCTCGCAATGATCCTGTCCCGGAACTGCCGCCACTCTCTTGATTGGTAAAAGTCCTGGTTCAACCACCGGTCAAACCCGAAGGTATCTTTACCAACCTCTCCGTGCAGTTGCAGATATGCCAGCCGCTCTTCGTATGTGGCGTAGCTGCATAATTCGGTATAGCTCTTCATACAAACAGCTCCAGTATCTTGCAATGTGCAATGATTATAGACAGTGCCCACAAAATATGCAGCATGGTCGTACTTACAGCATTTTTGGGATGCTTTCCGAAACACACCGCCAGCATAAAGATCATAAGAGCCGCAATCCACAGCATAGCTAACGCCGTCTTATAGCCCATCATTTCATCAATTTGCCTCATTTACCTCAGCAGACCCTTCTGCTGTAAGGTCGCATACAAAATCAGCATTCCGCACCATAGCAGTGCAGGCATCCCGAAGTGCGCAAAGAGTTCCATTGCATAACTCTGTGTGTGCTTCTCTGCCCACTCTGCAAAGAAAACCGAGCCAAAAACAATAACGACAAGCCAGAACATAGCAAATGTCAACTCAGTTAAAGTCATACTCGTCGTCCTCTCCAACACCGTTGTATTTTGCCATAGCTTTCAGCACCTTGTCGTACATCTCCTTGGAGTCCTTGGCAGCCTCAAGCGTCTCGGTCTTTGCCCGCAGAAGCTTGTTCTCTTCCTCCAGCTTCTTCTTCTCAAGGTCTGACTTCATGGTGGCCAGCTTCAGAAAATGAGTGGTCTCTGCACTGGAGGCCGTTCCTTCCACCAGTCGTTTTTCTACCAGCTTCATTGCCAGATTTATCATGTAGCTTTCTTGTGCTTCCGGAGTCATCGCGGGCCTGACCGCGGCGTCCATGCTTCCGGAAGCATTCTTTTTTGGTCGCATATGTCACAGCCTCTCTTTTTTATGCCTGTTTAGCTTTTGTAAGGGTTCATGGGTCCGTAGCAGCTTACCGTATAAAGGGAGAAACTCATGTTCATTTGGAGGTTGAACAGAAACTCTTTGATGCAGAAGGAACCGTCAATGGAGGAATTATTCAAGAGAACGAAAAAGCTTCAGAAAGTCGTAGTCTCGCACCGAAACTATTTGACATTTTTCGCCCATGAACCCTTACAAAAACCGCCGAGGCCTCAGTCTACTCCCTGAAACCTCGGCAATCGTTCTAAAGCCCAAATATCAATTTTCCCTCCGGGGAAATATCAAAGACCAGCGCGATTTGAGAGGGGGTGCCATTTTTGAGACCCCTCCCCTATGCTTAAGCACTTTTATCCAGTGTGTCTTCGTCTTTTACTTCGATCTTGAGCTTCTCGTAGATGTTTTGCGGATCAGCAGCTACAATTCTGTCGATAGCCTTCTCGATTTCATAGGCATTCTCATTGTCTGTGAACTGAGAAGACGTCTCGGCAAGCCTCATGAGAAGACCAGATGAGTTATAGCCATGATCCGTGTCATATTGATACCATTCTTCGAACTGCTCGTAAGGCGAATACGGGTTATCGAAAGTGGTAAGAAAGCAACGAACCATATATCCGTGCTCCTTTCATGTGAAATCACTTGTTCAATGCACTGTAGACCGTTGACTCCGGCACACCGCAAGCTTTTGCAATCTCCTCATACGTATAACCACTGCGAAGCATTGCTTTGGCTTTCGACATTTTTGCAGAACTCATAACAGTCGTCGCTTTCGGCATTGCGCGCTTCACAATTTCGTCAGAATCAGAAGAATTAAGAATCTTCATGAGTTTGCTGTCAGAAATCGCTCCTGCTTGAATCGCTTCCCATTCTTTATCTGTAAAAACGACCTTAGATTTGCGTCCGCTTGCACCAACAGAATCGCGTGCGCGCTGCATCTCGACAGAAGAGATTTTTCTAATTTCTTTCTTATCGATTGCAGGATTAAGACCTTGCTCCTGAATTTTCGCTTTAATGCTTGCATTAGCAATGAGCATTGCCTTGCGTTCTTTTGGCTTATTCATGAGCATGGTGTTATACTTATCATTCAAAGACCTAACTTCGGATGCATATTGCTTCGCTGCTGCCGGACTGTACTTCAAACCGGGCATATTCTCAGCCTCTTTACGAGCCTGTCTGGCCATGGCCTTAAGCTGGTTCGAGAAATCGGCGTAGAGGTTTTCCTGAATGGTGCCAGAGGACAGTGTTCTTGCGTCTTTGGTTTCAGAAATCAAGCTTACCGTGTCTTCGGCCATGCGTTCCTTTCCGGTTTTGGGATCGATAAAGGTACGTCCGCTCTCTTTATAAACTAGTTCACCAGTATCTTTGTCAACATGAACACTTCCACGACGTTCAGGAACTCGTATCGTTTGCTTACGACGAGACAGAAGTGTGGATGCTCCACCGTACTTAACATTTCCTTCCTCATCAACACGAATCTGCCACTTCTGCTTAAGTTCTGCGATACCATTTTCCCTTTCAGAGCGCTTGTAGTCGAGGCCATGCTTTTCTGCATCAATAACGACCATTGAATGCTTAACAGCACGAGCCAGTTCTTTCTCATCCGCGCCACGAAGAGTCATATCCGTAATCAAATTAGAAATGACGCCCATTTCACGTTGCTTCTCCTCTTTTTTCATGAGACGGACGTGATTAGGATTACCTGGTGGTACTGCGTATTCAGTTTTAGGATCGAAATCTTTCAAATCCTTCAGTGCAGGAGTAGACTTAATGCTGACTTTGTCCGTAATAGGAATCGCCATGACGGTATCGCCATCAAAGTCAGCGCCCGAAAGGCGTTCTGCCACCTTTGCGTTGATGCCGATTGCATCCTGAATTGCTCCAAGATTCCGCTTGCCGTGAACATTCTTATTGTTGACTGTGACAATAGGAATCTCAAAAGTGCCTGCATGCGGAAAGCGTATCAATGCAAGCTTCGTGCCATTTTCATATGTCGGGCAGTATGCTTCCGTCTCTTTGATCTGATTGATCGGAAGGATGACTTTCGTAGACTGTCCTGGAAAAGCAGATGCTTTGAGGGTCATCGATGTACCTTCGCATGTGTCAGCGAAGTCAGTGAGCAGTTTCTTCTTAATCGTCGGATTGTTGTACTGCATGATTTCATCATACTGTGCTTTATAGTCTGCGACAGTCAGTTTCAGCTGATTCTCAATCAACTTCTTGGGCTGCTTGGAAAGAAATTGAGAAGAGACATTTCGGGACATTGTATCCCAGTCGCCTTCTTCTTTCAGTTTATTGATAGGAGACAGGTGCTCCTTTCCATCAGCTCCGATGTACATGCTCTGACCATTTGCTTTGATGGCTGCACCAAAAGGATTGTCTGGATCAGCTTTCGCTTCTTTCAGAACTTTCATCTTGGGGGTGCCGGAAGGTTTATTGGTGTTGAACCTAACATCAACGCCATCCGGAAGATCGTCGGAATAAACAGCCATGCCTTTCAGATAGTGGTCGCCATCGACAAGAATACGCACCTGTGCATAATGACTTTTGCCAAGATCAAGATCCGGGACACCACGGCGAATCTCAATGACGCCATCCTTTGCCAGACCACCTTCATCGCCATACATAATTGCCACACGGCTTGAATCCAAACTTGATGGACGTTGAAGCTTCTGAAAAGTTTCGCCACCATCATCAGAATGGTAATCACCCAGCGAATCAATCTGGTCTTGGTGCTGGTAGGCATATTTCTGGTCAAACTCAGGCTTGGCCAAAACAGTAATGTTTGTCTGTTGACGAATGTTAGTCGGCTGGCGAATGCCAACACCATACCGTTTGAAACCATATTCTGCTTCAAGTGTGTATGCGGCATCGATAAGCTCGGTTTCAGATATTCCAAGCACTTGGTTCGCACCTTCAGAAATGTCAACCATGCCCTTTTTCTCTACTTCTTTTTTCAAAGTTTCGGCGATACTCTCTGCACGTTTTGCTTTTTTGTCGATATTACCAGAGTATTTAGACCGGACGCTTGACTCACTCATGTTGAGCTGTTTTGCGATGTCTGTCCACCCAAGGCCTTTATTATCTCTAAGGTCTTTAATTTGCTCATATTCCGACGTTTTGCGCAAATTTATAGCTTTGCTTTTAGCAACACGAAACTCCGAAAGACTCATCTGATATTCCTTCGGAAGTGTATCGTTGATAGAGTTCAGAATATCTTTTTCTGAAAGTCCTTTATTTTTCAAAAGTTCAATTCGTGAAAGAAAATCTCCCGAATGCTGATAAGGATTCTCCCCAGAACCCCATGGATACCGACCAGAATGTTTTTTGGTGCCGTAGTGTTCAAGCACCCCGTTCTGTGATTCAACTCCATAATAAGAGCGAATATCTTTTTCGATAGGATTCATGCTGCAGCTCCCAGCTTTACTTCGTTGATGATTTTATCGAATTCCTTGATCTTTGCAATGATCGGAAGAATGTCTTCTGCTTCAGGATTTTCCACCCAAATATCATCGCTCTGATAAATTCGATTTTCGAACCGAATAGTTACAGGATCAATACCATATTCCAAACAGAACAAGGCATCGTAAATATAAAGCTGCTCCATATGAGCAGGAACGGTTCCAGTCTTCAGGTCATGAATGCGAAGGACGCCATCGTCGAACATGATAGCGTCCGCTGTCCCGAAACAATTCGGGCTGTAATAAAGCACAACTTCAGGTGTCATGCGGAAGCCGATGGCATCATTGACATAGGCATTCAGCGTTTTCTTGCTCTTGGGAAGCTTTTGCTTAAGCTCGATGCATTCTGCTGCAAATGCATGGAGTCTCGTGCCTCGCTCTTTTGCCTGATTACTCAGGTAGGCATCAACCAAGCGATCTCGGTCATAGTTGAGCCAGTGATACTTACTTGCTCCCAGAAATGCATGTTGCCCCGTGAGCCTCGAATGATCGTTCCATTGCATCAAGTATCTCCTCCTTGTTTTCCGGATAAATAAAAGCGGCAAAGCTCATTTCGTTCATCTTCTGGACATAGTAGTCCTGATTAGGGCGATGAGGAGCATTTGCCGACTTCTTTCCCTCAAGCGCAGCCCAAGTAGGACCATACAAAACTAAAAGGTCAGGATGTCCCTGAACTTCGTTCGGGTCCAAATGAACCACCGTACAACCGGGAAAGCGCTTTTTCAGTTCTTTCACCAATCCGGTCTTAAATTTGTTTTCGAGCATGTCAACCTCCAAAAATAAAAAGAATAGTATGTTTAAGACACGTTCTATTCTCCTCATAAAAGAGGCTGTTTTTTTCGCGGTAATTTTTGTGAAAAAGTGTTAATTTTTGTAAAAAAGGGCAAAAGAAAAGCCTCTGCGTTTTTCGCGCAGAGGCAATCTTAAAAGACTATTAAATTAAAACCCGTCAAAATCGTATTCGTCGTGAGGTATATAGGGATTTTCTCTATAGTATGTATCGAGCCATTCTTCTTCAGGTTCGAGTTCATCATCGGCATAACTTGCTTCTTCGGTCGGAGCACTACATAAATCCACGTCTTCTTCGTAGTGCTCTTCTTCACACTTTGGGCATCGCCAGATAGGAACTTTCCAAATATTTTCGTATCGCTCCATTTGACAATGGCACCAAAAACACCAATGCTCGCCAGTTGGTTTGTCATATCCATCCGTATGTATGACATAATGTTCGAAACTTCCATCTGGATGTTTCAACCAAAGAACTGGTAGTCCTAACTCCAGGGTTGAATACTCCCATGCTTCATCACCGTTCGGAAGAATTTCTCTCGCATCAAATGAGTAACCATACTGTTTCCAATTTTTAGCAAGTTCCTCGATGTATTCCATACGCTTTACCTCATACTCATAAGAAGTCAGCCACTAATGTGCTGCTTTTTATAATACACTATCCGACGTTATTTTACAAGGTTAATATCGACAGGGGATACGGGGGCAATGCATGAAAAACAAGTTGTGGCCAAAAGCCCATTTTTTCTGTTCTATTATATATATTATTTTTTTCATTTTTTAATTAACTTAAAGAAAAAAGTGGGCTTTTGGCCAAAGCGCATATTTCTAACGTATCTACGTCAAAATATGTGGCCGTTTTTCTAAAATTTTTGGCCACAAAATGGGTTTTTGGCCCGAAAATTGATGCTTTTTCAATTATTATCACAAAATTAACAAAAAGCGGCAAATAAAAATTGGCAGAGTCTACTGCCAGATAAAAAAGAAAAGGCCCCGAATTTTATATCGAGACCTTTCTATGTTATTCAGCGCCAAATAGTTTAGCGAGAATAAAAAAGATTATAGGAAGCGCTATGAGTAAGCTCAAATACACAGGCTCCATTTTTCTGCGTTCTGCTTCATTATCTTTTTCGTCTTTACGCTTTTGTTCATCCATTTCCATCTTCTTCATCGCTAAGTCTTTGAAAGCTTCAACCCGCTTGACTTTTGCTTCATCCACAAACCTGTGCGTCTCCTGATAGTCATCAAGCCGCACTTTCGTCCCGCAATATTCGCAGAACATGAAGTCTCGATTGCCTTCTTTCACCGTAAGCTCAGCGCCACAACTAGGACATTTCACTGTTCGTGCCATAAAAGCACCTCCTTATACTAGTACAAGAATATCATGTAGGAGTCGAGTCGTCAAGCAAAAGTACCACCTCCTCGAATAAAAATAAGAGACGTAGAAAAATCCGCGCCTCTTGCTTGTTACTTCGGAACGCAGCTCGAAAACATCGCCAAACGCATCATAAAGTAAATATAATGGTTCTTCATTGGCCCATAAGCCTCCTCGCCGCAGCATACAGGAATCGTTTAAGCGTCCATTTATCCAGTCTGAATGCAATACGGAGCTCTTCCATTTCAGGATTCGGATACACACCGCTCCGATATTCCATCGCATCCACAGTCCTCACAAGGCGAGCAGTGACACTTTTTACGTTCGTGTGATACTTCTCTGCAATCGCAGTGCAAATATCAACCATCGGGGCAGACCGATGCGAATTGAGCGAATCAATAGTCATCTCGATCGCATCACCCATCATCTCGATTGCATCGCCCACCATCGGAATCCGCATCTTCACAAGAAAATCATACGTTCTTTGCTGCATCGTAATCACCTTCTTTCAATATAAAGCAAAAGATGCTAGCGCCAATATAACACCTATGCCGTATATGACTTCAGTAATATCTTTCTCAAGTTTTACCCCGTAACGACTCCCGAAATAGAAGATTTGACAAGCAAACCCAATAGTGAATAAGACCTTATGCATCAGCTTTCACCATACTTCCCTTGCTGATTTTCACAAATTCGATGGCTACTTTTAACAGCAAAATCTGAATTTCTTTTGCACTTTTAAGCATCTCGCCAATATCTTTAATCACCCTGTGACTCTTGATATGTAAACTTACATACTCATTCGGATCGAAGGTTTCAGCATATCCAATGAACATCTCGACAAAGTCGTCTCCATTAAAGTTTACAATATATGATCCCCATGAACTATCATGATAGAGATTACATCCCGCTGTAGTTGTGTATAAGCCGAATCCGAATTGATCTAATACCTCAATATATCGTTCGTCAATTTTCTTCATGCTTACTTCACCATATCCTTTCCCTCTCAGGTTTTCATAACGGCATCCGCTGCGTGAACCAGATATGTAGTGCCATCAATCGTGATTTGCAGCTGATCTCCTTCATAATCGGTCCAGTTATCTACCTTGCCTTCGATGATGGTTCCGTCGGGCAGCTTAATCTGTGCCCACGAATAGGTAAAGGTCATATCTAACACTGTATAGTTGCCGCAGCTACACAGAACCACACAGCCAACAAGCATCATCATCAGACATGCAACGAAACAAATAATACGATTTTTCATAGTTACTTCACCATACTCCCCTTCCGCGTCTGGTCATCCACCGGCCAGAACGTGTAAATATCATCAAACACCACCGGAATCTTCTTCTGAACCTCCAGCAGCAGCGGACACATCAGCTCACGCATCTGGGGGTGCGCCGCCACAGGAGTACGCAGTTTGAAGATGTTGCGCCACTCACGGTAGTTGGCAGTGACCACGATCTCGGTCTTCAGGCACAACGGTAACACACAACGAGCCTGTTCGGGACGCATGCCGAGTGCGATCATATCCTTATAAAGGATTTCCGCAGATTCGCAGGAATCAAGCCAAGTGCTGCCAGGCGTATATTCTGCACTTTCACGTTTCTTGTCAGCGTCGGTCACATCAATATAATACGGCCGGATAAAGCTCAGCTCTCCGCCAAACTTCTCCCCTGCATAGTTGCAGTACCGTGTGCTCTCCTGTGCAAAGCTCGCAATGCGGGGCCGCACCAGCTCATTGGCAATGCCCCGGTCACAGGTGAACAGCACGGACAGCTGAGAATGCTCCAGCATAGCCTCATGCCCCTGCTTCACCAGAAAGCCCACCAGTTTCTTTGCCGACTCACCATCCGGTGTGATCTTGTCCTCGCTCTTGTAGCAGATCCGGGCCACTCGCTCGATCTTCTGGAGCTCTTTGATGCCGCCCTCAGAAATATCAGTGAGAATTTCGTACTTGGGTTCAATAATTTTCATAACAAGTCCTCCATGATCATATTCCAAGCTTTTTCAATATTCCGATTGATGAACTCCACCAACCGGTAATACCAACGCTTATTCTGATGGTGATAGTTCTGCAGGAGCAGCTTGTCACACTTAAATTCCGTGTACAGCTCCTCAAACTTTTTGCTAGATGCTCCATAAGCATCGCACCAGAGAAGCCCTTCTAGCAAAGTAATATCCCCATTAGCCGCCAGCTCAGCAACTCCCCATACTGAGATCGCCTCACAAATCCTGACTGGTTCACCTTTCTCGTAATCCCATGTCAGAAGCGGTCTTCTCGGGTTCCTTATGGTAGCAACAGGTTTGTTGTCAGCGTAAAAGGTTTCCTCAATCAGCGGATTCGCGTCAATTTCTTCGATGATTTCTTGATAGAAAGATATGATATTATCCCGCGTTTCTTGCGCGCTTACTCTTCCGTCGTCCATCGGAGTCACCTCACAGCAGAATCCGGAACAAAATGAACCAGATCACCTTCAGCGTAAATGCAATGATTATCAGCCACGCGCAGGCCGTGATAGTCACCGCCAGAACGCCGCCAATAAACTTGCCGATTTTTTCATACATACTCATTGTTCCTCCTTCTTGTACCCGATGAAGTCGCCAACGCCGATGTCACCGTTCGGACATGTATGCGCCCTATACAGCCTCGGTGCTAAAGGCATCTCTTTGTGATCCCACTCGAGTTCGCCATTGACCCTGTTCAGGAAATTATTCAGTTCAATATACATGATAGTCTCGGTATGTACCGTCACCGGGCAGAACTCATTCCCACATTTGCGGCAACGATAAATCTGATGATAGTACGTCACAGTATAACACCTCCAGTCAATCTCTCGACCCTGCTCTCAGCAGAGCACAGCTCAAAAATAGCCGCCGACATATGCTCCTGCTCACAGAAGTTGAAATGATTCTCCGCGATTTCCAGCTCCCGCAGAGGGTTATAGAATTTATACTTGCGGGTATCCTTGAGAATATCCATCATCCAACCGCAGGGCGAGCTGAGCGTCAGGAAATTGATAACGAACGCGATAATTTTCTGAAGCATATTTCTTATTCCTTTTCATAAAAATAAGAGCCGCAGATTTCTCCACGGCTCAATGTCTTGATTAGTTCTTATTTTGTAAAATATTCATCTCCTTCGAGAATTTCTTTAACGTCCTGCTTATCCATTGCGCCAATGTCGGCTAATGCGTTAAGCTCAGCACTCTCATATGCTTTAGCACCCCTCTTGAATGCCGCAACCGTAAGATAGATAATGCCTACCAGTATAGTTCCACCTCCAATCAGAATCTGCTTCAAGTCATTCGGAGCTGCAGCTTTAACGATAATATCAGCCTGTTTGCTACCATCACTGCTTATAACAGGACCTCTTCTGATTTCGATCATACGTTCAACCTCCAAAATATAATTCTGAGACTAATCATCTCATAAAGGAGTCTGTTATTTTCGCGTCTTCTCCTCAAACTTCAGAGGCTTAACCGTACCCTCCCGCGCACACTCCGTCAGGCACTCGTTGCAGGGTTCATCCGTCTCCAGCACCTTGAAGTTCTTGCACTTCGGACAGTAGAGGTCGTAGCGAACCTCACGCATCCAGTTATTCATCAGTGCTCACCTCTCCCACCTTATAAATACGTGTCACCTCTCGGCAATCCGGGCAACGAGTGATAGCACTGTCGCGCTTGAGGTTAAAAGACCATGCACACATGCGTACCCAGTCATCTTCGCTCACAGGCCACTCCTTGCCGCAGTTGGCACATTTAGTCAAGACCATTTTGGCCGATTTCTTATCATTTGCCGCTTTCTTCTCCTTGACCACAAACCTATCATCCAACTCCGGATGGGTCTCCCGCTGGTTCAATGCCCACAGCAGGTTCCAGCAGGCAGCGCGCAGGTGATCCTCATCGTCTATACCGACCATGTACTTTGCCAGATGTCGTGCAGCACTATCCAGAAGCGAATGCAGCGGGATGCCCTTATCCACGTTGTGCTCACCGTACTTCAAGGCACCTTCCTCACAGTGCTTACTGACCTCCATGATGCCATACCAGGGCAGAAGGTCCATCCTGCCCTTCCCGGCGTGCATGTCGCGCTTGGCACCAGTTTCAAATTCGGTGCGGTCGCCAGAATCTTTAATCATTTGTTTTCTCCTCCAGTTCATTGATTCGAGTGGTTAAGACGGTTCTTGCTGATATGAGCGAAATAAAACGCAGAAATTCCTTGTCAGAAGCCATTTTCATCACTATTCCTGCGCACAAGGGATTTACTTTGCAATATCCAACAAGTTCGGCACGATACGATTCGCGCTGTACCTTTAGCTGAGCAATATCTGTGCAGTTACAGATGTCATGTATGGTTTCCAGCATTTTCAGCCTCCATAAAATTTCCTCTCGTTGAATGCTTTCTTCGAGTTTAGCGCCCGGCACCGGTTTCGAATTCGGTGCGGTCGCCAGAATCCTTAATCATTTATGTTTCCTCCATGTATACTCAATAGCATAAAGTTGAGAACACTCCCTAAGTCTTTGAACAATTTGCTTATTGATTTCAATGTGAGCTCTTGGATTAAAAAGTTGCTCCGGGCAATGAATTAGACAGTATCTTGCATTAACCGGAATCAGTGGCTCCTCTGGTAGAATTAGAAAACGCCCAATAAAAACACCATCAGGCCTTCTGACCAGATATTTCCAAACAGCAGATAACGGACTACTCTGATATGGATAAAATGTCATGATGGAATCGTTGAAAGTCTTCGTGCAATGGCAATTAGCATTGAGAACTTTAACAAGCTTCTTTCTATTTTTCTTTGAAATATTTCTCATTAGCAGAACCTCCTGATTCTTCCCTGCATAACCTTATTGGGAATATCCAGCCACCGGATTTTGCACTTGTCCTTATAATTAGGTCGCAGTTTCTTTGGAGCCAACTTTGAAAGCTTCTCCTCAATCACTCCGAGTAAATCCTCAGCCCATGCACCAATCTTCTCGCAGACCTCGGCGAGAGCATTGAAAACTTCAGCTATTTTTTCGTAAGTAATACCCGAAGCCCTCAGTAATTCATAAATATCATGCTCCATAAAAATTCCTTTCGTTAAACGCTTTCTTTGAGTTCAGCGCCCTTGAAATAGCGAGGTCGATTCCTGCTCGGGACTTTAAGTGGTAATACCAGAGATCCTTATATGGTGTATTGAGTCTGTCAATCCGCCCCGCAGCCTGCTCCATAATCTTATAGGAGTAGTTCTGGCTGTAGAATATAATGGTGTCCGTCTTGATGCAGTTCCAGCCCTCTGCCCCGGCGTTGTACTGCACGAGATAAATCCACCTGTCGCCATCAGGAATTGGCTGATGCTTATGGCCATTCCACTGAGCAACCTCAACCCCTGTGCCGTAGTTCAACCCGAGCAGAATATCCAGCTCATAGTCGAAATTGTAGAATATAATCATTCTTGGCCGTGTCATGCAAATATCAAGGACTTCCTGCTGCCGGCTTTCATCGGAATTGACAATCTTCCTCAACATATAGCAAAACTCGCTGGCTGTCTCTATTGGTCTATCCTCCCAAGGATTCCAGCGGTTCTTGCAGATTTGCAAATACTTCGGCTTATTGTAGTCTACGAAAATATTCTCATGATGGGATACTGTAGGCCGTTCAAAGTCCATGTCAACCAGAATCCGTTCCCGCAGCCGTACCAGTCGCTGTGTGTTCAGATACCGCTCAATTTTAGGATATTTCGTACAGTATTGGCTATATACTACATGCTGGTTGTTGAATTCCGTCCGATTCCTAAAGAATCCGTTGGCAACGAAGACCGGAATATAATCTGTCCAGCAGTCTCCGGGGGTGGCGCTAAGCAAGATCCATTCGTTTTCCTTTGTGATCTTTAGAAACGCTTTGACCCAGCTTCCACGTCCAACAACACGCTGCTCGTCAAATATGAAGAACGCATTCTTCACACCAACATACTTCCCAATATTGTTCCACGAGTCTACGACGACCGTATGCTCGTAAATATCAAGTTTCGGGTCCGTCCCCATGTAGAAATGAGCCAATTCCTCGTCCCATTCGCCAGTATCTCGTTTTCGAGCCGTGGTGATGATATAAAGATCCGGTGGTTCTGTCATCCTTGCATATTCTTTTGTGTTTATTTGTCCACCATAGAGTCTGTAGTAAAACGCCAAACTCGTCCTTGATTTTCCGCTCCCAACGCCGCCACACAAGATGCATCCGATTTTCATTCGGTCTACTGCATCCAACTGGTAGTCATAGAGCGTAACTCCTGCCATCAGCCTGATCACCTCATTTCCAGCATCACATGGATGTCTTTTTTCCGGCAATGGTTCTCATACGCCAGAAGCGAAATCGTTGCTTCTTCTTCGTCCTCTCCTTCACCTCGGACAGTATAAGCAAAGAGTTCCTTCCGATTTTTACGGAAAACTTTCCAGAGTTCTTTCTTTTTAGTGGAGCCCGTGCTTTTTGCAATAAGCGACATACTGAAGTCCCTCCTTCGTTGCCTCATGCATGATTTCCTGAAGACTAGGCCCTTCATACTTCTTTTTTGCTTTCGGCTTGAACGCATCCATCTCTGCTTTTTCAGAAGCACGCTTGGCCCGTTCATGCGCGATTTTCTCATCCATAAGCTCTCTTCTGCGCTTTTTCCTGCATTCCGGGCAAAAGACAGTCGCTACCGGGACATTTTTTAATTCCTTGCCGCATGCTATGCAGACTTTGTCGGTTACGGTGACCATTATCTTTTCATCCTCCTTTCATGTATTTATATAGGTGTTTGCCGCTGGTGGGACAGACAGGATTTGAACCCGCGATGAACCAGTTATGAGCTGGCTGCTTTGAACCTGACTAAGCTACTATCCCAAAAGAAAAGAGCCGCAGATTTCTCAACGGCTCTTCATGCAGGCTGATTATTTCGCGCCGTCCTCCGGTTTGCAAGGATGAACATCTAGATATATCTTTCCATGTGCATCCGTCCGAACGGAAAATTCTTCCGGGTCATGGAACAGTTTCTCATACTTCTCAAGAAGCTCCGGACTCAGTGATCCGAAATCATCTTCCGTAAGCCCAACGATCAGGAACGTCCCTACAACGATGTCATAAGGCACACCAATCTCAGTTGCGAGAACCCGGTTATAATGCTCCACGGCATCACTATCCAGTTTACCTTCTTCATTGCAGATCAATGCCACGGGATCATCCCACGGATATACCGCCTGAATCGGTCCTCCAACTTCCTTCTGCAAGGAGTCCAGACCGAGCGGAATCCGGACGATTTCAGGATAGCAATGCGCTTTGATACGGAGCACTTTGATTCGTTTCATGACGTCAACCTCCAAATCATTCATAAATATCAATCGAGCTGTCCCCTGCTGAGAACGCCATTTGCGACGTGGGCACTCATAGGACTGGTGCATTCAACCAGAGACCGACCCCGGCACTCGAAATATCACAGATCAGTAGCCGAAGCAGCTATACTTACGAGCCTCTTTTGCCCGTACTTCGACGACGTCATGGGCCACGTAACTCAGGTTGATGGTGTAACTGGGAATGCCATAAGCCTTTGCGACCTGGTTCTCGATCGCACAGCCACGGTATGCCTTCTCTTCATCGTACACGCCGATGAAGTAATCTGCCTCAGACAGCATCTTAATGCTTTCGCCGAGACACCAGAGTGCCTGGTTCATGCCACTCGGAGGATCAGGAATATAGGTCTGGATAACTTCCAGCTCTTCACCGAAGACAGCCTCGGCAATGTTGTGCATCTGCATCATGGTCCCACGGATCTGGGCTTCGGTACGGTCTTTCATCGGGCAGCTGATAAACAGTTTCTTCATATGCTTCACCTCAGAACGGAATTTCGGTGTGGTCGCTCGGCTCTGCCATGTCTGCTTCAGGAACCGCAAACCGGGCATAGCGCTCTGCATACGGATCAGCATCGGCGTCCTGTTCGACGTACATGACATCTGCATAAAGGCTGTACTCACCCGGGTTGTTGCGCTTCTCGACAAGGTTTGCCTGGAGACAGACGTTCTTGACCCGGATAAAGTCCAGCTGGCTGATCGTATCAATGTTGCAGAGTAACCTCTTGCCGGCGGTGGTCACCCAGTAGACATGCGGAGGCCACTTGGAATCCATATTGATCGTCACCGGCACGAAGTAGGTCGGAACGAACGGCTCATCGGAGGTGCGCTCAGGGTTCGGCTGAGTCTGCTTGACCTTGACGCCCATAGCGGAAAGCTGGTCAGCCAGTTCCTGAGTCGGGATCACCACGTTGACACGCCGAGTGCTGGAGCCAAAGCGGTCACGGCTCGGGTCGCCGGAGAAATTGGTGGTAAAGATAAAGCGGGTATCATCGATGTTGACTTTCTGACGCTTGGTATACATAAATATAAGTCTCCTTTTAGTTGTTGATTTCGAGCTCCAGCATGGAAAGCGCGGCCGACACTCGGCCCATCATAGACAGAAAATTCGTAGGATTGCCCTTTGCTGCCGCCTCCAAAGCTGCTTCGTAGCTATTCTTTGCCTGAGCGATGTACTTCTTGAGCGCATCATTCTCGACAGAAGAGCTTTCCGTATAGGGCTTCCCGGGATACTTCTTCCCGCTCTTCTCTACCCAATGCCGAATCTCCTTGTAATAGCTGTCATTGTTGCCGCCGCAACGCTTTGCAACTGCCATGGCCAGCCCCTTCTCCGGGTCGAAAACATCCTTCTCGCTGCACTTCACAATGGTCTTGGTACAGTCCGACCAGTAAACGATAGTGGCCGGAGGATTGAAAATGACTCTCTTGATAGCAGCTGCATTCGTAGCAGAAGTGCTCTTCTTACCCGCATCGAGCCCTCCATTTCCATAACGAATACTCAAATTACCGCCCCGATCAGTGATCAGATCGCCTTGGCGAAATGTGAGTTCGTGGCCAGTATGAAGAACCACCCTCGTCAGGCCGTCGAGCCGATTCTTCTCGACGGTGACGGTTGCGATATAGCCAATCAGTTGTCCTTTGGAATCATACAGCTTGTTCGCCATAAAATATCAGTCTCCTTATCTTACATTAAAATTCTGTGCAGCTTCATCCTGTACATCGTCCCACGGAATATCAGGCTTCTGCCAAGGCGGTTCACCCGAATCGTTGGAAGCGAACTGTTTGAAGTCACCATACTCGGAAATGGCCTCGATAGCTTTCGTTGCCATCTTATCAAAATAGGACCGGTCAATAGTGTCCTCCAGATGCAGGTTATAGACCATCTCGCTTTCCAACCAGCGATAATCTTTTGCACCTGTCACAGAGTCATACTTGGTCTCACCGTTGTCTTTGGCACCGGCTTCTCTCACAAGTAGTGCGCCGCCACATCCGGGTTTGATAGGGCAGAACTGGCCAACGCGCCCGACAAAAATATAATTGTGCTCTCCTTCGGCCAAGTCCTCGTTTTTGTCGAGGTAGATAGCGCCCTTCGACACCGATTTGGTCTCGCAGAGATCATTGAACACAATATCTTCGTGAGAGAAGAGCGTCTTAAACACATACGGAACCTGAAACTGAGTACCGGTGGCCGTCCACTCTCCGCCTTCCTTCTCGTTATCTCCCGGCACGTATCCATACCGAGCCTTGCACTCAGCGGCGTCCATATACCTTGCAATGTAGACCGCATTGTTCACGAGGCACATCTTCTCGTAGGTAGCCTCATGCTCAAACTGGTAGCCATACTTCTCTGCAAACTTCATGCAGAAGTCGATGATCTCCGGCGTAGCATCGGGGATCTTGATGGAGTCAGTCTTGATATGGGCAACCGTGAAACCGCGCTGCTGTACCTCATCCTGCAAAGTGCGCATAAATAAAGCCCCTCGAAGCGCCACGATGTTGTTGGCGTTCTTGGGGTTGCGGAACGGATTGTCGAAGGTCGCACTGGTCAATCCGTACACCGAGTTGATGGCGATCTTCAGTGCCTGTGCCAAAGCTTTCGCCTGCGCAGGGTCATCCAGATATTTGGCCAACTTCCCGCCAAAGAGCTTCTTGGCCTTGTCGTACTCCTTATGTTTGACATAGATACGTACATCCATAAGGTCATTGAAGTTTTTGGTGTACTCACCAAAATAGTTCATGGCGACCGCCGAGTGCGGGTGCAGCGATGCCACATCCAGCAGCGCGACATTCCAGTACATGCCAGGTTCGGCATAGACATAGCCGCCCAAACCAAGGTCTGTTCCACGGAACATGTTGTGCATCCGGCCATCGTCGCCTTTGGTCCACTCGTAACCCGGGAAGGCATTGATGACGTTTTTGGACACCAAAATATCAGGCTCGACCTCGGTCAAAGCGTCCTGTTCTCCGGTCGCAAGGTCGGTGTAAACCAGCTTCGGGTGCCTTTCCTTGCCAAAGATGATGCGCGTGGTCAATGTGTTGGTCGTGTCGTTGACCGTCAGTCCGGCAATATCTGCCAGGATCTCCCGGGCTACAAAGTCTGCATGACGTGCGTTAAACACGGCTTCTGTTGCCAGAACGTCATTGTCGCAGTATTCCGCGACCTTGTCCCAAAGGCTTTTCGGCACGGGCTGATCCCACGGTAAGCCAAGCTCCTGATGATGGATTCCCAATTCGATTTCGAATTTCTTTAGACTCTGCTTTTTGGCAGAGAAGTCGTAAATATCCGTGTAGGACAGATTATACGCCTCACCGAAGAAACCGGTATGTTCGTTGATGATGCGGTTCGAAAGCGCATAGAGCTGCGCAATCGACATGCCGATCATCCGTCCCCAGAGAATGTGGTTGTCATACTTCCGGTTGTTGAAACCAATAAGCCGATATTTCGTAAGGGCTTCGATTTCTTCCGGGCTGGGATTGATCATCCTGTGAATGAGGTCATTTTTGGCAAATTTCCAGTTCACAAGAAAGAGGTTCGGGAACACCTCGCAGTCGAAGAAGACGATCGGGGTCTCACTCTCGCTAGCTTTAGAGTCTTTCACCTCCTCTTTCGATTTGAAATGCATTTTCGATACCGCTTTCAAACATGCTTCAGCCTGATTCGTGCTGTTTGCAGCGAAAGCCAGAATCGAATTGCGCATATCATCAACATCATAAGGGATATTCCCCTCATACGCCTCGTCCATAATGTGGGCGATGAAGTCAACACTCGGTTTGGTGTAGGGACTGATCTCTTTGGCCAGTGCTTTCTTAATCAGAATGCGAAGATGTTTTTCATTCTGGATCTGCTTCGTGTTAACCATTTTTTCTCCCTTCAATGGTAAGCCACTACTGATGGAAGCCACGGAAATATCATTGCACTTCGATAACTTTCTTCTGAGAGAAGAATTTCCAGTGAACACCTTTATCTCGATATTTTCATCGTAGACTCTGCTGAGCTTCGATGCGTCCCCGCTGTAAATATAATGCAAATGAATACCAGCACCAGATTTACTGAGTTCCGCATACGTTTTCGGCCACTTCGATGCAGCCTCCAAATTCAATTCGAAGTTTTTCTTGCCATCAGGGCCTTTAATATCAAAGTCGATGACAATATGATTCTCTGGAACTTTCACATAATGGAGCCTCAAAGTGTCCAGCTCTGACAACTTACTTCTAACATCCTCCCATTTTTGCATAGGAGTGCCTTCTTCAGTCGCATACTGTGCCGGACAGTCCTTGCAAATATCATTGAAGAGAGAATGCTGCTCTTTGAACTCAATCCACGAAATATGAGCTTCTTCTGGCGGCCGTTCCTCCTTCGGCTGCTCAAGAAACTCCTTAAACTTATCGACTCTGAATCCGCTATAGTAACTGCGTACTCTCTCCCCGTTAATATCTTCAGAACGCTCTTTGTAATCCGTAAAGTAGTTCATCAGCTCCTCACGGAAAGCGCGCCGGGAGTAAGGATACGATACCTTTGCCTCCTCGTTGTAAGTGTTGTACATTGCCCAGGCCCGCTTGAGCGATACGCCATCTGATCTCTTGAACTCATAGTAGGAATCCAGCATGAAGTTGTAGAAATCGTTCGATGCTCCGAGCATCCTTGTCGGAACATACTCGTCGTAGAGGTGCTTGTTTTTCTCGTAGACCTCCTTGCAGTGCCAGGCGATTCCGCCAAGCTCGAAATCAACTTTGGCGACAAGGTCCCGATACTTTTTGGCCGGAATCTTTTCACCGCTCGGTTCGACATCGATAAGTCTACGGATCAGGCCCGACTTGGCATCTGTGATCCGGACAGGCTTGTTTGTGCCAAGGAACATAAAGCACTTGAACTGACTCGCATACTGGCTCCTGAACTTTTCGTTCACCAGCATCGTCTCATGAGAGACCAGCGAGTTCAGTCTCGTATTGTCCTCTATTCTCGACAAATCGCCGTCGTGCTGGATTGCAACGAGCGGGTTCGTCTTGAATGCCTCCAAAGCAAAAGCGTTCGAAGATGAACCGAGCACTTTAGAGTCGAAAACCGACCAATATCCTTCGAAAAGTTTCTGCACGATGTTCAGAATAGTGGATTTACCGCTTCCGGGCGGTCCATAGAGCACGAGGAACTTTTGAATTTTCTTCGAATCGCCATCGACGATTGCGCCAATGGCCCATTCTATCTTTTCACGTTCTCCGGGAGAATATAAAGTACCCATGAGTTCGTCATAGGCACTGATACTTCCTGCTTCCAGCGGATACGGCAACCGTTTGGATGCATAGCTCTCTTTTTTGACAGGGGTATTTGCAAATATCAATGTCTCGTCGAGCGTATGATAATTGTCCCGCATTTGCCTCTGGCAATATTTGTGCCAGTTGTCGATCATTCCGGACTCGGCATCCCACATATGAAGCACTCTGGAGCCGCCGTCAAACAGCTCTTTGTGCTCATTTGCATAAATATCAAGTTCCCGGTCGATGAGTTGCAGTGCATCCTGCTCGTCCGTGCTCCACAATCCACGTTCTTCCAACCAGATCGCATAGAAATCCGAGCCTCGGATCATAAGGTCTTTCGACCGTTTGATGATGAATTTCGGATATATCTCGATCACACCGCGCTTTCCGGTCCGCGTTGCGATCATAAGGAAATCTATCATAATGACTTGATTTCCTCCTTTCTGCGATGTTTATACGTCTTTTTTCGTGATCGTGGCGCAGCCGTCACAGCAAATATCTTTTTCGGACACAGTCGAAGAGTCCTTCTCTTCCTCGTCGTGCTGGTCATAGTTGTGGTGCATCATAGCAAGCTCCGCTTCCGTGTCGCGCGCGTGAGCCTCCGCGTCCCTGAGCTTCTCATCAAGCTCGTTCAGCATCTTGCAGGACGTCAGGCTGAACCACAAAAATCCCGCGATGAGGAAGTTCTTCCACAGCAGCTTGCCGCGCTGCTTCCGGATGGTCGTCTCCGCCATCTCAAGAGCCGACTTGGTGGTCGCCAGTTCGTACATGACATTCATCATTTCCATTGTCTATTTTCCTCCAGTAATTCAGGTCGGTAAATATCAGCCGGCCAATGTGTTCCGTGTTTCGGCACGATGTGATCCGCATCAAAACTCTTTCATCATCGACGAATTCCTCAATAACTCCTTCCATCGTGATGCAGATTTTCGACACGTAAATATCAGGCTTCATTTTCCGCCAGCCAGCCCATGAGCTGGTACCAAATATCAATGGTACGCATGTCTTCGGTAGGCCTGGAAAGCGTGAAGAGCCCGCCGGCGCCATTCGGCTTATAGTCTCTTCTGCTGAATCGCTCAATGACGGATTCTGCCCGCTCTTCGTCGAAGCGCTGGTCATCCATAGCAGCCAGACCGAGGCTGACGACCATGTTCCAGAACCACTGCCCTGTTCTCTTTCCGGCCGAAGAGTCCTCCAGGATATGCTCCTCGATCCGGACGGAAAGCCCAACCATCATCTCGAGCATACTGCACGGGATGCCCGTAAACGCCGAATCGATCCTTGCGTAAGAAATATCATTCTCCGTAGCGAAACGATACCGGAGATTCGTGCCGTCTGCTGCTCTGGAAATATCCATCTCACAGGCCGGAACATAGTTTCTGTTATAAAGAAACATCAGGAGCCGGTGAAATGAGAGGTTCCGGGGCTCCCATTCACCGCACACACTTTTGTAGAGCCAGTCATAATACTGCTCCGCCAGACTTGAAAATATCATTCGTCCTCCTCATTCTGATATACGTCGCAGAAGTTCTGCCGGACCTGAAGGATCTCGTAGTCCTTCATATACTTGTGGTTCCGGACATGGACGGTGCTCGGCATATAAACCCCGAAGTTCTTCAGCGCATCCGTGCCGATCATATCCGCGACAGAGTCCTCGTCAAGGGGAGTGTCCTCGCCGTCGATGACGAGCTTTCCGTCGCTGTAGTACGAGAGGAAACAGGTCTCGTATTCATCATCCCCGCCGAAATCGTCCGGCTGAATGATCTCGATCGACTCGTGGTCCTCGTTCACCTCCGGGTCAGACTCCGTCCGATACTTCCCGGCCAGCTGCTCGAAGCTCTTCTGAGTGGCTTTCTCCTCGATCTCCTTTTCCATGTCGGCTTCCCTCTCCTGGAGATGGCGGCGATCAGTCTCATACCGCTCGTCATAGTAATCCCGATACTTCTTCTGGAACAGGGTATGCATGATGCACACGCCGGCGCTGACGCCCGCTCCGAAGAACAAAATATCACGAATCGTTCTGTTCATTGTCTTCTCCTTTTATGCTCATAAAGGTAAACGCCAGTCCGCCAAAGAAAAGGGAGACGCTCATAAGAACGCCTCCCACGACATGCCGCTTACGTTTCGTGTCGGTCAGATAGTCCAGAAACAGGAATACGTTTTCCAAACTGTCCATAGCAACGTCCCTTTCACTTCGCGAGAACAGCCAGACCGGAAGCAAAGCACACCCCGGCCATGACTGCGAACACATAAGAGAGTCTCTTTACAATTCTGGTCATAGCTATCCCTCCGAAATATCAATCTCAGATCTTGTCTATGATGACGCCGTCGCAGTTGAACACGATCATGACAGAACGCTCCCAGCCATCGATGAAGTTGTTGAGCTGTTCTTTTCCGGGAGCATAGTTGGTGACATGAAAGTCAACGCAGTTCTGCTTTGTCGGGTCGTTCGGGTCGTAAAGCCAACCCACGAGCTGACCTTCGGGTCTCCGCATAGTGACGCCGCCATAGGTGCCGATCATGGAAAGCACTTCGTTCAGGAAAAGATGCCCCTGCGTCTTGAGCCGCTTGTTGGCAGCGCTCTCGACCATGAGCAGGTAGTTTCGGTTCAGGTCTGCATCGGGCTGCCATGTATCGACGCTCTCGTCGAACAGGAGACTGTAAGGGCTCTCATGCTTGGAGGCAATGTCTTTGTACTCTTTGATGACCTCCTCGGTGCCATCATCCTTCTTCGCAGTGGACTCGACTTCAACTGCTTTGATATTGTGCTCGAGCTCATGCTGGATACGGTCGCCGAAGCGCTCGGTAACGCGGGACTTGTACTCGTTGAAGGTCTTGTCCAGAGCGATGTAGGCAGCCGTGAGGGTTGCATTCCGCTTGCTCATGATAGTGTGAGAGCCGAACATGCAGCCGAGTGCGATCGCGCCGAGACTCACAGCGGGAGCATATGCCTTGGCGAGCTTCACGCCGGTCTGGATGTAGACGGCCGTGATGTCCTTCTTGACATCCTCTTCGGTATATGTTTCATCCTTGTTCAGGATGATCTGGCCGTTCTCGATCTGCTCCTTTGCCTTATGGATCGTTGCGACGTCGGCCTTATGCTCTTCGATGATGTCCTGTGCCTTGATGGTCGCCTTGCAGGCCATGACAGTAGCTGCAACACCACAGACCGCCGCACCGACGATCATAATGGTCGGACTTGCCTTTTTGAGCCGGTAGCTGTACTTGGACGCCGTGCGAGTCACAGCGTTGATGATCTCATCTTTCTTGATGCTGTTAAGAATCTTCATAAAATATCATTCCTTTCTATCTCAGCGGAGAGGGATCGGACGGGGCAGAACAAGACGGTATCCGCCCGGGATGCCCTTGATGCATGCCCCGTCAAGGTTGTACCAGCCGTAATTGTAGTCAGTGGACTCGTTCGAGACACCCATCATGTCCCACAGGTCGCCTACAGACACCTGCTTGTACTTGCGCAGGGCATCGTACATCTCGTTCAAGGTGTCGTCTGCGTCGCAGCGCACTTCGAAATCCAGATTCTGAAGCGTTCTTGCCGGGCGTCCGGATGTTCCAGGGTGGCTGCTCTGCCCGTCTTGATAGTAGCGATCGTAGCTGTTACGCTGCCGGCTGGAGCTGCTGTAATTCGTAGACGAGCTGCGGCTGCGGTCATCGCCCCAGAGAGCGATGTTGATGGCGGAATTAAAGATGCTGCAAAGCCCGTTCTTCAGCATCGGGATTAGATACTCCGCGATGATGCGGTCTTTGACGGTCTTGAGGTCCTCTGCAAGAAAATCATTGGCGATCTTCTGGATGTCGTTCTGCTCCTTGAGCGTGACCTTTCCCCTTACGACCTTGTCGAACTTCTTCTTGGGTTCGCCCTGGGCCGTATTGAAATCATTCTTGGGCATATCCACCTGTGCCATTATGCTTCTCCTTTTCAAAATAAAAAAGTAAGAGCTGCAGATTTCTCTACAGCTCTCGCTTTATCTGACATTAGTTCTCCTCTTCACAAGTTTCCTCGTCAGAAGTCACATCCGTCGACTCCACGTCGATGACCTCGTCCTTCTTCGCCTTCTTGCTGGCCATCTTCTCCTTGATGTGCTTGAAACCCTTCTTTGCAGCAGGGATGCCATACTTCACACCAGCGCCGATGAGCAGCGCAGCACCAACGCCGATCTTGACGATCTTGCCAAGATCGAGGTTTGCATTGCTCTCACAGTCGCAGTCCGAAGTATAGTTCTCCGCCTCAACGGGAACCAAGTTCTCAACAGGAGCGTTCTCCATCATAGAAGTCTCGTTCTCCATAGTCACGTTGTTCATTTCGTCCATTTTTGTTACCTCTTTCTTATAAATAAGTTTATAATGTCGGAGTATTACCTCCATAAAGCAAGCTGAATTTTTCGCGCCGGGGTCTCAAAATATCAATACCCCAGCCACTTGGGAGGAGTGCTGTAATCCAGCACAAGACAGGGCGTTCCATCCTCATCCAGTTTCGATGTATAGAAGGTGCTGATTTCCAGAGTCGTTTCCGTGTCCCAGCCCAGAAGGTCGCCGTTCCTGTTGTGGTCGATGCCCAGATAGTCGAACAGGTCGTTTTCGGTGACCCGGAAATCGCTGAGCAGCTGCTTGTTCACGCCGTTGACGGCTTTTTCCAGCATGTTTCTGGACGTGAAAAAGTATGTCCCGGAAAGGCTCTCCCAGCATTTGACCGGTTCGTTATAAAAGTCGTTGCCGACGCCGGGCTTCTGGGGCGTTGCCACAGGAGGATTCTTCGGCTCCGGGCATTTCGCCATATTGTCCAGCGCGACAGCTTCCTTGATCTCCTTCGCCTTCTCCGGCCCGACCGTCTCGACGACCTTGTCCTGAAAGCTCCGCAGAGCCGTCTCCGACATGGTGTAAGCTGCCGCCAGCGCAGCGTTTCTCCGGTCGTTGACGCTGCTCGCTGCGATGATGCAGCCGGTCGAGATGCCCATAGAGATGGCTGTGGGGATGTACACCGGCGCTGCCGTCTTGATGATGGTCTTGGCGTCCAGCTTCTCGACCCCCAGCTCCTGCTTTTTTTCCTCCAGCAGGATCATGGCCTTGGGCGTTGCCGAGATGGCAAAGCCGACCGCCGTAAACGCGCCTGCGATGCCTAAGCCCAGTAAGATCTTCGAGCTGTTCCGGCTGAGGGTCTTCCTCGCTGTTTTGGTCAGTGCTTTCAAGTTCATGGTTTAGTCCTCCTTCTTCTTATTCATCGAATCGATCGCCTCGATGCAATCGTCAAGCTGGTCATTGAGGCCCTGCAGGAAAAACATTTTCGTGATAAACCCATCATGGGCAATCTTATGGTCGATGTACAACTTGATGTCCTCATTGCCTGCTTTCTTTCCAACCACAAAAAGGCTTTTTGCAGCGCCTACGCCTTCGCCATAAGCTCTGCCAAGCACCCATACCAGACTGCCGCCAATCAATGCACCTACGATCCCGTTAAGAATGTTCATGTTCGTACCTCCAAAAATATCAATGAATTTATAAAAAGAAAGAGCCGTAGATTTCTCTACAGCTCCCGCCTTTTTCAGATGTGTCCATTCCGCTTCAAATTATCGAATCGAATCTCTGTTTCCTTCTGACTGTCACGCTCCATCCGGAAACAGTCTTCAACGTATTCGTATAGCCGAACCGGCTGCAAGAACAGATATAGTGCGATCGCGATCAGCGTCCGCAGGATGTTCAGTGCAGTGTACTTCAGCT